TCCACCCTGGCGAGGATGTCCTTCACCAGTTGGTCCGCTGTGGCTTGGTGGAACTTGCCCTCACGGACACGCTCCGAAACAAGCCGCCTGATCTGCTCGAGCTTCTCGACGGTCTCGGCCGCCACGATGGCGTCCTTGGCCTTCCGCACTAGGTCGGCGTCCTCGGCCGCCGGAGGCGCGTCCGATAGCCAGGCAGCGAGGGCCTTGCCAAACTCTTCGTCGGGCTTGTCGATAGTTCGGTCTTGGAACCGGCCGGAGCGGTCCTTGATGACGTGGACAATGTGCTCCGGGCTAATCTCAAACAGCACGTCGAACTCGTACTCAATCCCCTTGCCCTGCTCAGGGGCCAGCCCCACCCGCACCGGCCGGCTCTTGCCGCTGGAGTCGCTGGCCGTCTGCCACTCGGTCTTGGACCGCATGGTGGCAATCACGTGCCCGGGGAAGTCGAGGATGGCATCGACCAGCCTCCGCTGCTTCGGGGTTCCCTCGCTCCACGCGCTCCAGGTGTTGCCCCGAAACTTGGCGTTGGCCAGCCGGTCGATCTCGGCCAGCAGCTCGGCCCACGCATGGGACAGACTGTCGATCACCAGCACGTCGTAGCCGTGGGCCGACTTGATCGTCTCGACGTAGGCGTCGATGGTCTTGTCGGCCGGCTCCGCCACGTCGAACGAAAACAGGTCGGCGTACTTGGCCGCACTGCCTCGCTCGGTGTCGATCACCGCGATCTTGCCGCCCAGGCCCGTGGCAATCCGCAGGCTGGAGAACGTCTTGCCAGCTCCGCTAGGGCCGAAGATGGCCGCCCGGAGTTTGGCTTGGGACTTCGTCGCTTTCTTGAACACGCTCATGTCTGCACCCTTCTGTTGCTGTTGTGAAAAGCCGCGTCCCCGTCCATAGGTCGGCGGCACAGTTCCGTCCTTGGCCACCAGGCTCCGCCTGGCCTCCTAATCAAAAGTCCTGGACATGCCGCCCTCTGGCACAGGCATGCGTATGCGTCGGCTCGACTCAATCACGGCCCGGTTGGCGGATTCCCGCTGCCGGGCCGCCACGACCATCATGTGGCCGCAGATTGCCTCAATCTGTGCGGCGGCCGCCGACAGGGCGTCTGCCTTAATCGGAGTCCAGCAGTCTTCCGCCGGCACGTAATGGCCGTGCAGATCGACCATCACCTTGCCGTCTACCTCGAGGCGGTCGCCCTCCTCTAGGTACACGCTGACGTAGTCAGGGGCGTGTGCTTGGCCGAGTAGCAGCTGGGCGCGGTACATCTTCATGCCACCACCTCCCGCCGGCCCGTGAACTCCAGCTCGTGCGGGTAGTACGCCAACCGCTCGCCGTCCATTTCGACCAGGCAGTACGCAGCGTTGACGGCCCGCACGATCCCGGCGCGACGGCCACCGATGTACGGCGGCTCACCGATCACGACATCACCGGGCGACGGCCGCCAGACCGTGCCGTAGGTTTCAGCCATCCCCGCGATGGCGGCCGCCGCTTCCCTTGCGTGTGCGTCCATTGCATTGTTCCTTGATGGGTTATTCGCAGCAGCCAGCGGCAACGATCCGCATGACCAACACGAGCAACTGAATCCAAAACTCAACGTTCATCCTTCGTCCTCCTTGACGATGGTGGCGGAGCGTAAATCCCCGATGGGAGATTTGTCAACACCCTTTTTTTCGGATTCTCAAACGTGGGACTTTAGGCAGACTTGCGCCCGGCTGGCCGGCGGCCACAGAGCTTGCCGGCCTTGCGGAGCTGGGCCTTCTCGGCGGCGAGCCGCTCGATCTCGTCCGCATCCACCAGCAGCACCCGCTCCGAGACCTTCTTCGACCAGATTTCCTTCCGGTCGGCCATGGTGCGGATGTGTCGCTGGCTGCAGCCGTATCGGTCGGCGGCCTCGGCAGTGCCGCAGAGGTTTCGCTTCGGCGGGAGTTGGACAGCCACGGTCATGGGCTCCGATGGTAGCGATCCTGGCAATCGTGCCAAGCGTGCTGCCATCGCCCGTGCCGCCCCTTCAAATCGTTCCACCCGTAAAATACAGGTAGAACTTTTATGGAGGATAGTCCACTCATCACCCTGACACCGTTGGTCATGGTTCCTGAGTGACCCGCAAGGATGTGCCACATTTGGGTGGCGGAGTGCCACCAAACGGAGGGTACACCAATGCTACTGAACACCTTTTTTGAGGATACCTACGCGCCGCTCCGCCAACTAGCCCCCAAGGCGATCTATCAGTACCGGCTGACACTCAAGCGGTTTGAGGAGTTTCTGGGGCACCGGCCCGAGATGGCCGACCTGACTGACGTCCAGGTGCAGCGGTTTGCCCAAGCCCGGAAACTGTCCACCTCGGCCAGCACCGGCAAAAAGGACCGGACCCACCTTCAGGCTCTTGCCAACCTGGCCGCCAGAAAACGGCTCCTGCCCGAGTTCCTCGCCCTGCCGCCCATGCGGGCTCCAGGCCGGCTCCCTCGGGCATACACGGCCACCGAGGTAGCCACGCTCATCCGGGCGGCCAGGGCCCTTCCAGGCCGCGTGGGGAGCGTCAGGCGGGGCATGTGGTGGGCCAGCCTGCTGCGAAGCCTGTGGGAGACCGGCGAGCGGATCGGGGCCCACCGCGAGCTCAGGTGGGGCGACGTGGACCTCGAGGGCTGCTGGGTCACATTTCCCGCCGAGGCACGCAAGGGGCACGTCCGGGACATCCGCAGGCGGATCTCCCCCGAGCTCGCCGCGTGGCTTGCCACCTTCGCCGGCAGCGAGCGAGCACTGGTCTGGGCCTGGCCCGGATCGGAGACGGCTATCTGGAACACCTTCAGCCGGCTCTGCAAGCGGCTAGGCATCACGGCCCGCGGCTTCCATGGGTTTCGCAAGGCATCAGCAACCTACGTGGCGGCGGCAGGCGGCGATGCCACGGCGCACCTCGACCACTCCGACCCGAGGCTGGCCAAGCGGCACTACCTCGACGAGAGCATCATGCCGGGGCAGTCGGCCCTGGACTTCCTGCCGCCGCTCGACCTGGGTGGGCCGGCGACCTAGAACAGCGTTCCGCCACCGCTCACCGCCGCGATCCTCGCCTTGGCTATCTCAACGTATTCCGCCTCGCGTTCGATGCCGATGAAGCGGAACCCTTCGAGCACCGCACCCTTGCCCGTGGAGCCGCTGCCCGTGAACGGGTCGAGCACAACGCCGCCGGGTGGCGTGACGAGGCGGCAGAGGTAACGCATGAGGTCGGTGGGCTTGACGGTCGGGTGGTGGTTGCCACGCGGCCGAGGGTTCATCTCTCGCGGCTCGTTCGTGTAGGGCAGCGTTCCGTGCCGCTTGTCGCCGTGGGCCACGCTCTGCTTGATCGTCTGCGGCAGCCCCTCGCACCCTTCATCCCGATCCGCCTTGCTCGCCTTGGCGCAGTAGAAGAAGCGGGCGGCAGAGCCGGAGTCGGCGTCTCGCTGATAATCACTGGCTCCGTTGACGGACTTGCTGTATCCGTATGCGTTGCGGCTTTTCCAATCTTGAGGTCGCCTCAAACCACTCCCACTCATTGTCTGCGGAAACAGCCCCACCACCTCCTCGCTGCCGTCGTGGATGAGGTTCGCGGGCCAGCGGCCGGATGCTGTCGGCTCCCACGAAGTCGCAGGCATTCCCTGAAGCAGATGCGGGGAAGTCCGCTTGCCGCTCCGGCCACTCATTTGCTCAAGGTCGGAGCCATCAATTCCCACCCTGCACCCATCTACGTTGATCCCGCCCGTGCCATGCGTCAGCACGTTCTCGGCGACGGTGCCGACGAGCGGCTTGCGGGCCACGATGATCGGCTCCCAGGCGGGCTTCAGGGCCGTGCCCCAGCCTTGCCATTCGCCCTTGAGGTTGTGCGACTTAGGGAAGCCGCTGCCGTAGACCCACATCACGCAGTCTCTAATCTCCCAGCCTGCGTCCTCGATGGCACACGCGAGCCGGTGATAGGTGCGGGTGCCGCCAAACGCGAGCAGGTGGGCTCCAGGCTTTGCCACGCGCAGGGCTTCCGTCCAGAACTCCACGCCCGGAACGCCGTGATCCCAGCCTTTGCCCATGAACGACAGGCCGTACGGCGGATCGCTCACGATGGCGTCAACGCTCTCGGCGTCGACAGTCGCCATGACTTCGCGGCAGTCGCCGTGGTGAATCGTCCAAGCCATGCCGCCAGAGTGACGGTAGCGTCAAGCCGAGCACGGGGCGGAGGCTGCTTGGAAAGGACGAAACAAGCAACCTACAACGCCCCGGCCCGGCTCAATCTCGACCCTGCCAGTACGTGACCCGCTCTTCGGCCCTGGCCAGCTCGCACAGGAGCCTGGCCCGCTCGGCCAGCAGCCGCATGACATCGGCCGCCAGCGTCCCCGAGGTGCCGGTCCACGCCCCCTGGAACTTCCGTGCCCGGTGCTCCATGCGGACCAGGTCGTCCTCGGTGAGTGCCGGCCGCAGGCTAGCCACCTTTGCCCTCGTCAAACAGGACGATTGCCAACAAGGCGTATGCCGACAGGTCGAGCAACGTATCCCGCACGCCTTCGTGCACTAGGCGGCCAGTGCGGCAGAACGTGCGAAGCCGCTGCACCTTGTCCGCAATCCGCACCATGCAGCCACGCCACGGCTCAATGTTGACGAAGTCGGCACCACTGCGGACGTTGGCTAGCGGGTCTTCCTCGCTGCCGTAGTCGGCGCTTTTGGATTCGTGGAGCCGCTGCATTTCTTGGAGCAGGGCAACGAACGCCGTGCTGCTGGGGTGTTTGCCCTGCCGCATGGGCTTTCCCTCGCAGCACGACTCCCGGGCGAGCACCTCGGCTGCACACTGCTGGGCCGGCTCGCAGCCCGCCAGCGGCGGCGCACGGTAGCCGACCAGCTTGTCGTCGCTCGGGTCCGTGTTGTCGAGCCGGTCCTTGACGGCCGCCCGTAGTGCATCGTTCGCTCTCTCCAAAGTCGCTGCTTTCATGTCGTCGCCTTTCTGGTTACGCGGTCCTTACGGTGCCGTCCTGCATCACCCGGTAGTTGTGAACGTCAAACGCACCGCCCTTATGTATGGCGACCATGGCA